ATCAGGGCGAGCATCCTTGCTGTCAGTGCTGGGTCTCCTTTCCCAAAGTACACCTCAGGGTGCTGGCTGATAACTAACAAATCCTTCTGAAGAGTTTGCAGGGTCTTCATTCCCTCCTCGCGTGCCTGAGGCGTATTAAACTTTGACCCGTACTTGGGCTGACCTGACGCCCTCTTTGGGCCGTACCCAAGCTGCCTCTTCAGGAGAGCGATTCTGTCTCTGTAAATTCCAGTTATCTCCTCATTCTTCTTTGAGTAGTTCTTGTAGGTTGGCCCTTTAATATCCCGCATCTTCACGAATGGCCCAAGCGCAGCTCCCATCCCTGCTTCAAAGAGAAGGGATTGAGGATCGTATGGCCCAAGCTCGCCCGTATCCAGCACACTCTTGGATTGTCTGGCAAGCATTCCGATTGCAGCAGACTCCACTCCCCCTATTCCTATCCTCGGAAGCCAGCCTAGCTTTGTAACCTGCGTCAGGACGGAACCGTAGCCTGTGCCGTACACTCCCAACTCTGCCACTTCCCCTTTTGTCGGGGTCTCACCGCCCATCAGGTATCCAACGACACCGCCGCCAACAGTGCCGATAAGGGGAGCAGCCGCCTTGCCTATCGGATGAGGTATAAGTTTCTGCGCTTCCAGCCCTTTCTGCAAGCCAGCCATACTGCCCATACCCACCCTAGTTCCCTTGGCCATTTCCTTTGAGGCGTCCTTGTCAGGTGAAACCAGATCAAACAGGTACTCAAGGTTGGCAAATCTCTTTACAGCTCTCGTGACGGGGAGGGCTACCCCTTCCCCTTCCACGGGTGTTTCTCCGGATTGAATCGCAGCAGCCTTCCTTCTCCGCTCCTCTGCCACCCCGCTCGACTCATGGGCAGCGCGTGTTAGCATGGGGCTTCTCAGTGCTACCCTCTCGCCTTTCTGGGTTGGGGCAACCCAATCCTGCAACCCTCGGAGCTTCAGCTCCCGCATATTTTTCAGGTCTTGAGCTGCGTCTCTGCCACGGGGGTCGTCAACGTGCCTCCTCTGAGTTTCTCTCAGGTGCTTCTTGCCGCCCAGACTCCTTTCAACCTCCTGACGGACACCTTTAAGAAAATCCTGCAATACCTTCTCCGCAGGAGACACCTCCTCCTCCTCCTCTTCCTTGTCAACTGGGGCTGGTAATAGATCAGACATTTTACTGTACAGTAAAGTTACTTAATATCGAGCAGCGCACCGAGCCTTTTCTCCTCGTAGAACCACCGCTTGTCTTGTCGGCTAAGTGGGAGTTTCTGTTTAATTTGAGACATAATCATCTTCGCTCTTCCGTCCCTTTCTGCTGGTGTCAGACGCGACAGGTTGGTCGTGGACTCTTCCAAGGTCGGCGGCTTGGACTTGTCGATCATAGGCTCCGGTATAGGCTTCGGGGTAGGCTTCGGTATAGGCTCCGGTACGACAGGTTCCTGTGGGTCTACTGGGGCTGGGCCACCCTGAACCGAGGGAGCAGCACCAAGGATATAGAATTTTGATCCCTTCTTGTCTGCAAGGGACTCCTGAACTTTGGCTCTAACCTCCTCAGCCTCTTTAAGGGCGCGACGACCCTCTTCAGTGTTATCGAGATACAGCATTGGGTTGACAATGGCAAATGCTGCCAGCTTCCCACCCGCCATATCCTGAAATATCATCTTAACGGGGTCTTTCTTGGCTCCGGTCTGTTTTAACGAGAACTCAGATTCTCCCTTATCATTGAGGTTGTAGTTAATAGTGTAACCGGAATGGGTTAAGGCCGTGTGCATATCCATAGCTGCTTGAGCCTTTATCCACTTGGGATCGTCTTTAGCAATCCCAGCATTGTGCAGATTTCTAAGGTCTTCAGCTAAGTCAAATGCTATTTGGACATTCTTCTGCGCTGCGGTCTTTGCCTCCGGGGTCAATTTAAGACTCTTAATAACCTCGCGCAATGCTGGCAAGTTGCGGGTTGCCTCTTTAAATTCAACCGCATTTATCTTAGCATCGTCCTCAGCCATTCTCTGGTGAACCGCAAGTATGGCTAGAAGACCCTTGTGTTCTTCCGCGTCCTTGAGGTAGTCCTCCGCCGCCTCGTCATCGTGAAGTGACTTCATCTTATCATCAACCTCAGCCTTAAACTCATCAGTTCCGGGGTCGTGCAGACTAAGGCCAGTTAACGCCTTTGAAACTCTTTCGCGATACTTCGTGGCAGTGTTGGCCATGGTGGTAGCGGCATCGTGTACTTTGAGCTTCCCAGCTTCAGCTATCTTCTGCGCTCCCATGCTGAACCTTCTTTTTACGTCTGATTCCGTCACCAAATCTTTCAGTGTATCAGGGATTGGTGGAGCCACCACATCAGGGGTAAGGTGAGACTGACGACCCTGCTGCTCTACGCTGTCTAGGAACTCACTAGCCTTTTCTTCCATCCTCTTTCTGGTTTTATCTCTTTCAGCAATCATTTCAGTGTATAGCAGTGGCCCCAGCTTAGAGCGGGTTAACAACTCAGCGTCCGACAACTCGGATACGGCGTCCTCAACTGAAACCCTTGGCGTAATAAACTCCGGAGTAATCCCAACCTCTCCTTCTCCTGTAACGACACTAGGGTCACGACTAACTGGCAATTCTCTGCGCTCTGGGATCATTCCCTTAACTCCCATCCCACCATACGACGCCACAGTAGCAGCCTGATCTGCCCTTTCCTTGAGCTTCTTTCTTAGTCGGTCAAGCCTAGCTTCTTCCAGCCTCTTGATTTCCGCTTCGCGCTTTTCGCGCCTTCTCTCCGCGCTCGTGAATGCGGTCTCGTATGCTGGCGCGAAGCCCTTACCAAATCCTCCCCAAAAATCAGCCATAAATCATTTTCTCCTTATCAGGTTTTTTTAGTTGGCCACTTCGCTGCGCCCCAAGCTGACCCTGCCCCGCCAGCGAAGCCGCCAGCTACGGTTCCCAAGACCTGACCAAACCCACTGGGTTGAGCGGCTATCTGCGCTTGTTGTCCCCACATCTGACCCTGTGTACCGAAGTTGCTTGCTGCCAGATTCTGCTGTCCCTGCAACAGTCCCATCGCATTGGTGGGCTGATATTGCAGCGGCATAAAGTTGGCTTGTGCTGCCTGTTGCGCTCCCGGTAATGCTCCAAATTGACTGGATACCGGAGCTAATCCAGAGAAGCTCTGAAGGTTAGCCATCTGCTGCTGCTTCATCTGCTCCTGCGTACCAGCCTTCTGCATCGCACTCGTAAAGGATTGCTGTGCAGCCTGATTGCGCTGTGCCATCGCCTGTTGTTGCGCTGCCAAATCCTGCTGCGCAGCCACGTTACGCTGCTGTATGCCCTGCATATCCAACCCGTATTGTGCCTGACGGGTTCCTGCCTGTTGACCAAGAGCGGAAAGCAAGCCCTGATACTCGGCTTCCTCCGCTTGATTGCGTTGAGCTAATGCACCCAACTCATCCTGCCGCTCTCGCATACGCTGCATGGTGTTGGCTTCAAGTCTCTGACCACCCATGCCAAACTGGCCTGTTCGCGCTTGATTCATCTGCGAAACAATCTGGGCAAGGTTCGCGAACTCCTGCTGCTCGGCTCCGGTACGCTGGGCTATTGCAGAGAGTTGATCTGTGCGCTCTCGTAAAGCTGCTTCATTGTCAAATCCTGCCGCCTGAATATCCAACTGGAAGCCTCTCTCCATTGCAGTGTTCTGCTGCTCCATCTGCGCAAGAAGGTTCTGGTATTCCTGCTGTTCGGCTCCTGTGCGTTGCCCAATAGCTGCAAGTTGGTCGGCACGCTCACGCATCTGTTGCTCATTGGCGAATGAACGTCTCTGCGATTCCAGCTCGTACTCCCGTAACCCAGCCTGACGGTTGGCTTCCAAGGTTTGTAATGCTGCCCGATATTCCTGCTCCTCGGCCTGATTGCGTTGACCGATTGCACCAAGTTGATCGGCTCTCTCCTGTAAAGCAGCTTCACGGTCTGCTCCGAGCCTTTGCATTCCCATGCCGAACTCGCCCGTTTCCGCACCAGTACGCTGCTGGATTCCCAACAACCTGTTCTGTAAATTCTGCTGTGCCACTCGCGCCTGATAGTCACCAGCCGTTTGGCCTGATTGCAGGAATCCCATGAGGTCGCCCATTGCTGCACGTTGAGCGGCATCTTCGGCTTCCTGTACCTGTGCCGCTTCTTCAATCACAGCCCCACCACCAAAGATGTTTCCGAGTCCAGCAGCTCTGCCCCTTGCAAGTCTCCTCGCTCTCTCGCCCATGAGTTGCGCTGTCCTGCCTGACTGCGCTCTGTCCAAGAATTGTCTCTCGGCAAACTGCCGTCCTGCGAGGGATTCAGGGTCAATGGGGATTTCGGGTATGTCCTCCGCTGCCAACCTCTCAAGTGTGGGTGCTGCTTCAGCCCTTTCCAGTGCTGCCATCTCACCCGCCCTCTGGATGTCGCCAATTCCTTTGGCGCGTTCCAACCCGCCAAAGGCAGCTAACCTTTCCAAGTCGCCCATTGCCCCAGCTCTCTCAAGCTCCGGCCCTGCTCCTACCACACCAAATTCAGGTGCAGCTTCCGCCCTGCGCAGAGCAGCCATCTCTCCCGCTCGCTCCAACCCCGGAGCCTCTCCCCGCGACAACTCCTCTAGCGTGGGTTCTCTGCCTAACCTATCTAAATCTCCGAATGCTCCTGCCCGTTCGTATTCCGGTACATCGCCCAGTCCTATCTCTGGAAGGTCAACGGGGAATCCCATTCTCTCCAGCAACGCTGGGTCAGCCATCTTCTCAAGTTCAGGTAACTTTGGAAGCTCTCCCGGTTTGTAATCCTGCGCCAGTTGCCCAAGCATCTCGCGTGCTGCATGGGCCGTGGGATCAGAGCGAATCATTAACTCTCTCGCACGGTCAACGTACTCGGCTCCGTATTCCTCTTCCATTTGCAGCATGAAATCTGCAACGTCAGTGGAGGTTTCCTTCTCAAACTCCCAACGCTTGAGTGCGCGATCCAAGTCACCTATACCTGTGAAATCAACATCAACAGCTTCATCACGATCCACCGTGGTGCGGGTGGTCGTTCCATCGGGTTTCCTAACAACCTTTGAGTAAGTGTTGGCTTTTAGCGGAGGGCCAGTTGGAGACTCGTATCCCGCTAGAGTCCTAACGCTCTGGGTCATGGATCGCGAGCCAGTAAAAGACGAATCATATTTATGACCTGTTTGGCTTCTTATTACTGGATCAAGTTCACTCCAGTGAGTGCCTGACGGGAATTCCTTATCCCCTATCTTAACCCCTTGCGTTAAATTACCGGAGCCATCAAAATCAACTGTTCTCCCTGTTCCACGGTATCTATAGTCTGCTCTGTCAACAACAATTGATGCTGGGCCTCTTACTTGTATCTCTTCATCTGAATAAACAGGCTCATATCCTGTCGGAATTTCTGTCTTGGTCTTCTCGTAGCGCGTGATAGTTCCGTCATCCGCAACCTCGTGAAGCAACATCTCCTCGCCAAACTCCATCGCACGCTGGAGTCTCGCCATATGCTCTGCGGTGTCGGCGGTTGCCTCTGCAATCTCCTGCTGACTAGCTGGCGTCGGTTGGGTTGGTACGCTCGGTTTTCCCATGATCTATTCCTTAATTAAATGTCGCCGCGCACGCTCCATAGGTACGCACACGATCTTGCTGTCATGCTTGGGTCGTACCCAAGCGATTAAATTGCAATCCTTCCCGATCTTGTTCCACATTTCCGTATACATTTCCTTCATCACATCCGGTTGAGTCGCCACAGTAGCGTCCACATAACAAATCTTTCCGCCTGTATCGCAGTAGTCCTTTCGGCAATCCGCTTCACTGTCAACATAGCGCAACACTGCCGCGCCTACCAGCTCACCGTTACGAACTGAAACCAAGTATCTACCCTTGATAACAAACCACTTCACCCAATCCAGCAATCTTTGCTGCGGCCAATCCTTGCAATGATCCAGACGCCGCCTGAACAGTTCCGCAATCCAAATTGACATGGCATCCACGTTGTTCATCGTTCAGGGTCTATTGGTTGTCCAAAGGCACTGGACTGGACTGAATGCAGCGCAAGCCTTCCGCCATCTGCCTTCACTCTAAACTGTAACTGATTAAATCTTCCCTTGCTCAACATATTAAAGCCTTTCCGAATCAGGTTCGTTGAACCGGGAAGCGATAGGCTCCCATCAAGCGTGCTGGCAGAGGAGGAAAGGTCTGTGTAATATTTAATGTCACCCGTAACCGCATCCGCATGGGTGTTGTCCAGATTGAACTGGGTTGAGTACCCGATCTTGTCTCCCCAAGTCTCGCCAAAGGTGTATGCGCGGGTCTTGATGAAAGATTCGTAGGTTGAACCACCATCCTTGTAGTCTGCGATGGTGGTGGAGTCTTCGGGGTTGATATCGTCCCAAGTATAAAGCTCTCCGTTCTGCGTGGCTATATTCAGCTTCAGTTCGCCGTCAAATGCGCTTATCACAAAGTCTCTCGCGTCCCATCCCGTCCAGTAACCGCACCAAGCTCCTGCCAAGAGGTTAAAGGTCAACACAGTGTCGGGAGTAGTGGCCGAATCTAGCGGGACAGACAGGATGTACCTGTTTCTCCAGTGGATTGCCGTGCAAGTGCTGACCGCAGCCTGATTGATGCGCCCTATGAGGTCGTTTATGTTGCGGCTGATGGGAAGGCTAACGTCCGTCTCCGTACCCGCTTGAATTGTCTGCAAAGAGCGAACTCCATCCCGTGAAAGGAAGTAAACATCCGCACCCACCTGTTGAACAGTGGCATCGGCCACGCAACCCATCCGGTTATTGATTAACTTGATGCTCCACTGCGATACAGGGAGGGTTGGGTCAGCGTTGACCTTGTAAATACTTCTTTCCTTGAAAACATACAGGTCAAAGTTCTGTCCGGGCATCAGGGCAGTTATGGGGTCACGATCATTACCCACCCGAAGGTTGTCACCCGCCAAATCCCAAGAATCTCCATCCAAGATTGCGCTGCAATACAAGGTGTCAGCGGGTACTGCCGTATCTGCGCTGGTGGCGAATAACCTGTTCGTGTGGGTGACAATAAATTTAGGTTTGCTCGGAGTTTGAGTGACGTTAGCTGTTCCAACCGCGTCTGTCCCGCCAGTGGGGGCGGCTGTGAAGGTCACAGCGGGCGGACTGTCCTTGGTGTAGCCAGTTCCCTCGTCTGTGATGGTCACACTCACCACTGAACCATCATAACCGAGAACTGCCGTTCCTGTTGCCGTGTCACCCGATGAAGGGGCGGCAATTGTGACAGTTGGAACGGCAACGTAACCCGCTCCACCTTCTGAAATGGATATGCTGCTTATTTGCCCCGCGTTAACATCTCCCTCGGTTGGCGGAGCAGCACTTCCGTCCACATAGCGCAGAGCATTAGTCCCGTCAGTGTAGTACATCCGGTCATTTAGCTGGGCAAACCTCACTGTGGCTCCCGAAGGATAGGTTGCTCCTGTCAGGAACGTGAACACACCGGGAGGAGTCAAGACTTTCAGGTTATCCTCGCCGTCAGCCAAGATGAAATACTCAATGCTGCCCGTGTCAAAATAGGCAATGGAAGTTAATGGAGCAGTAAGCCCTCCCCATGTGCCTGTCTCCGCTTCCCAGTTTACATTTACGTCCTCCCAAATTCTGTACCCTTGAGAAAGGCTTGTTCCCCGCCGAGTCACCGCATTACCGAACTCATCAAGGTCAATGTTCTTGCCTTCAGCGTAGGCATTCTCTGGAATCAGGTTTGCGCGGGAAGCACTGGTTTGACCACCCACAAAGCTGTTGTTCCCGTCCAGAATAATCGGGTCATCCAATACTTCATTTGATAAAACAGGCATTAGGCTACAAAATCATCTCTTGACCAGTGATCCACCACAGTCGGGACAATGAAACTTGTCTTGTCCTGCTGTACGTTGTCCAGATCACGGCATATTTGAAGCAGATTAGCTGCTTCCGCAAATTTAGTCTGGGCTTTTTGATATTGCATGGAGCGTTCCAGCATATCGCCCGTGGCATAAGCCAAAAGTGCGTTCGCCGCACCGTTGATGACCGGACTATCCGAGTCACCCATCTCCACGAACTTCAATTTGCCAAGGGCATAGAGTGTTCCGGCGGCTTTAGGAGTGGCAATGGGCTTGATACGGCAATTCCCACTTGCGTCAGGCGGCAATGGCACGAAATTCTGCGGAGTATCCCTGCGGTCACTGGTGTTGTTCCACATATTCGGGTCTAACTGGAAGAATTGAACCCAACTCCCCCCAACACACTCCAAACCATCCGACTTCCCCGTTTCAGTGAATCGCACAGCAACGATAAAGTCCAGTTTAGGAGCAGACGAGGCTGTCGTGGAGGAAGTTGGGTAATAAAAGATGGATGGGTCATCGGATAAAGTAATGGTTTCGTCCTCTGCCGCAACAGAAGTGGAAACCACACCCATAGAGTTAGTCCAGAGAGAGGCTTGAAACATCATCCGGTAACGATTGTTGATGAACTGCTTGCAAGTCGCGACTGACGCACTGTCAGTGTCGCTCATCTTCGTCGTAATTTGATCTGCAAGTTCAGTTAATGTCATCAGTTACCCCTCTCAATCTCTGCTTCCAGTTCGGCTATGGTATCCAAAGCCTCGGAAACCCATTCAGGAGCCGCCAGTGTCGCCGCCCGAAACTGCGGGTGAGCTATCAGTCTCGCCCCGCTGTCCAGACGAGGACTCAAGCACCCCGTCAATAGCAGCACGATTACGATTGCGCTTGTCGCCCAACCTTTCCAGTGCCGCCTTGTCATCCAACTTGTCTCCAATTCTTTCCACGGCTTCCACCAGCTTGGGTAGAGCCGCTAAACCCTTCAACGCCTCCAAGATCATTTCTTGGCTGCATACTCCTTAAAGCAATCCACCAGTCCTTGGCCACCAATGTACGCAGGGACTATTACCATCACCGCGCCAATCAGGTTTTCCGTTACTTCCGGTGACAGGTTAAACCATTCAGTGGCCATGACAGTTAACAAACCGCCAATAGCCATCCACAGTTTCCGTGATTTTAGTTTTTCCTTCATTCTTTAGTAAGTTTAATGATTTTAAGGCAACTCCAGATACAGGTGAGTATCAGGAGCAGTATCTTCAGGATAAGCTCAATGTCAGTCAGGGACACGGCAGCGAGAACGCCACCGTTAATCCCGAACATTTTTAGCCATTCGCTTATATCAGTCATGCATCCACCCATTCACCCTGTTATTCGCTCGGTTCCGGTGCTGGTTGTTGCCAGCTAAAGGGCTTCGGAGAAGGGCGCAGCTTTGCAGCTTCAATCTGCTGATCAAGCGTGTCCTTGAACCCGTCTGACTCTGCAACTGCATCCGCAATTTCAATCGCCCATTCCTGTGTCAGGTCTGCGAACGGAATGAATGCAGAAGGATCAGGCGCGGCTAACGTGTGCATAGTGTCAATGTATGCACTGTTCCCGTTCCCGTCCGAGGCAGTCATGCCGCAAACCAGTTTCACAACCACATTATCTAGGTTGTCCTCGTCTTTGACCAACGGCTCCAGCCGTGACCAATTATATGTATTTGCCATAAGATTATGATACGGAGTTGATAACGTCTGCGGTTACTGCCGCATCCGTAGTTCCCCATGATGTTAGTTTGACTATAAAATATCCCGATGATGGAACGTAAGAGTTTAAGTCCTCCCCGAAGTAAATCCAACTGGGAGCAGCGACGGAGTTCATAAGCGGGGCATTGGTTGTAACGTCTACCAACAACGTCACTGTGCGCCCAGCGGCTCGGTTGCTACTTGTGAATGTTAAGTCCGTCAGAGAGGCATCCCCAATCACCTTTTGAAACTTGTCGCCACTGAAGTCCACTGCATAGCTCGCCGCTCCTCCGCTTGAACTTGTCGTGGTGGTAGTGACTCCGGTTGTAACGCTAACATCTTCCCAAGTTGGCGCAGCACCAGAGCCACCGGAAGTTAACACCTGACCGCTGGTTCCGTAGGAGGGGGCAGTTCCCAGTCCAAAGGCTCCATCTAGGTTAATGGTTAAACGCTCTGCCAGTGTGCCTGACGAATTGCTTGTTGCGAAAACAATCCCGCCATAAGAGGTGGAGGTATTTTCGTTGGAAATCACCATGTCTAGGTAATTCCCTAGACCCGTACTGGTTCCCCCCGAATTAGCCCTTACAATGCAAGTCTGGCTTAACGCTCCAGCAGACAACATTAACTGGGCAACAGAGCCGTCACCGTTGTCTGAATTGTAAATCTCTGTCGCTATTGCCCCTCCAACATTTCCACCAATCACCTCCAGCTTTTCTGAAGTGGGCGTTCCACCGATGCCAACGTTGCCAGATGAGTTTATGGTTATTCCATCAGCCGAATTAGGTTTCAGCACTAAAGAATTACTGCCCTGCGCGTAGATGACGGCTTTGCCCGTATCCCATGTAAATCCACCAGAATCGGAATGCTCACCCCATGTCCCAGTGCCGTTAGCATTAAAGTCCCAGCTACCATGTATATCAACATTTCCAGATTGGTCTACAGTGATTGCGGTTCCTGATGCTGAATCAACCTTGAACACATCAGACGCATCGCCGTCATTGTAAAGCTGCCACTTGAATGTGTCGGATTCGTAGAGTCGTACCCCAGCGTTAAGGTTAGCGTATGAATCTATGTCCAGATAAGCTGACTCGCTGGTGTTAGCCTTAATCTGAAGGTTCCCACCTGCCCGAAAGGTGCTGGTTCCGATGCCGACTTTGCCAACCGAGTCAATCCGCATCCGTTCGTAATACCCATCAGTGCCTCTAGTGCTGAATGTTAGTTCACCGTAGTTATTTGTATGGTCTGTAAACTGAAGAGATACATCACCAGCCGCCACTGCTGCGCTGTCAAATACTACTGACGCCCAGTTGTTTGCTGTGGTGTCTGTGTTGCTGATTCTTATTCCTGCCTCGTGATTTCCCGCCGAAGTTGATGAACTGCTGTCTGAAACCGTAAGTTTCGCGTTCGGTACTGCGGTTCCGATGCCGACGTTCTGCGAACCATCAATGACCATCGCCTCTGTAAATGACCCTCCGGTGTGGAATGCTAGTTCGCCGCTTGATTGAATGGACTGCCCGTCAGAAGTGTGGTAGCCGACATAAAGCTCGTTTGAACCGGAGGCCATTAAGTGCCAGTTGTTACCAGAGGCTACATACTGATCCAGAAGCTGGGTGGGCGTGCGTCCGATGCCGACGAGGCCAGCATCCGTAATTCGCATACGTTCAGTTCCGTTAACTGCGAATATAGCAGAGGCACTCGTCCCTATAGCGTCAAGTCGTGGCGATGAATCTGAAGCATATTGCCCCATGTCCCAGTAAAAGGATGCACCACCAATTCTCGCTGCATAAGCATTGGTTTTTGCAACGTGAAGGGTTTTTGCTGGGCTGGCGGTTCCGATGCCGACTCTCTGGTTTGTAGCATCCCAGCCTCCTTTGTGCGTACCTGATGTGTCGTAAAATCTTAATTCGCCATCGCTCTCGATAGAGAATCGCGGCTCGTTACCGGAGTTATTCTGAAATCTAAACTGGCAGTTTCCCTCAATGTCATTAAGAACTATCTGATCAGTGTTTGTGACCTTTAACTGCCCCCTCGCTCCAGTGGTGGCAGTGGAATTAGTAAGGTCAATCCCGCCGATACTGGAACTGTTCAAATATAAGTACGAGCCGTCATACGTAAGACCGCTAGTTCCTTCAATTGAACTGGAATCCGTCCAGACAGATATCTGACCGTCAACTGGTGTGCCAACCTTGCTGACATCTCCGGTTCCGGCTGTTCCAGTGGAAGCTGCTGTGATTCTTCCCTGCTGGTCAACTGTGATGGATGCCGTTGTGTAACTTCCCGGTGTGACTGCTGTGTCTGCAAGATAGTCAGCAGCAATGTCTGTGCCTTGCCAGACACCAGTGCCAATCGTTCCCACCGTGGTAAGATTCGCGCAAGTCGTAATCGCAGCTTGGGTAGCACCCGTCACCGTGGCCGCTGTGCCGCTCACGTTACCAGTGACATCTCCAGTCAACGCTCCCGCAAAAGCCGTGGAAGTAACACTGGACAACCCCGTGATTGTCGTGTCCAGATTAAGTGTAACGTCACCGCTGGCTCCTCCCCCATTTAAATTCGTTCCAGCGACCACACTCGTAATATCGCCTGTCTCCGGTGTGTACCATTCCAAGGTTCCCGAACCATCAGAAGTTCTCAACGCCTGACCACTGCCACCAACAGCAGCAGGAACCGTGAGCGTGTAAGTCGTAACAGTTGCCGGGGTTCCAATCCCAAAGTATTCGCCGCCAGCATCATCTTCCAGACGCAAGTCACCTGACATCGTGGTGATGCCAGCAACATTCAGTGTTCCAGTGGACTTGATTCCTGCTGTGCTTACCTGAAGAGCAAAGGTGTTTCCCGCATTGCCGTCAGTCAACGCAACCAATGTTGACCCGTCACCACCACCCGATGGCAGTGCAAGGAGTTGGTCATACGAACTCGCAATAGTACTTCCCGTTAAATCAGCCATCTAAAACCCCCATGCTCTTTTAATCTGTTTGGTGGAGAAGAGGGACTTCTTCAGGAACCTCGATCCCTCATTGCACTCCAACTTGTAATACCCGTCCTTAACCTGATCCTTCTGCGGAGGTAAACCAACAGCAACACCTGTCATCGCAAACCCCTGTGGGGCTGTTACCTTGGTGTAGACAACACCATCCACCTTAACGATTTTCCGATTCCTCGGAACAAGCCGCTCGATGGTGTCGCCCTCGCTATTCTCGAACTCGAAGAGAGGCATTACAGCCCCATCTCCTCATCCTGCGCCGCTGCCGCCGCCATAAGCTCTTCTTCCATGCCAGCCATCTCGTCCATCTCAGCAGCTTCTTCATCAAGTTCAGCTTCTGCCTCAACATACTCAATAGGCTGACCGCCAGCGGTCGTAAGTTCAACGTGCGCTGTCCCGTCCTCGTTAATCCCAACGACTTCACCTTCAACCGTTTCGAGAACTACAACGTCCCCAACTTCCGGGGCGACTTCCGCGCCGTCTTCCAGCTCAGACACTAATGCGTCCAGTGGTAATTTAATCATTTCGCAACCTTTGTCTTGTTTATCTGAATCACCGTGGTGAGGGGGTTTCCCCCCTCCCACGGATATAATAAGGGTTAATCCACCTTTAGGTTTCATAACTTGATTTTACTTTACGCAGTCGAAGCTGTCTTGCTTCGCATGATAACGTAGTAGTTCGTGTTCTGCCTCAGAGCAGTCCAGAAAACCTTGAAACCAGCAGTAATCAGCATGTTAAGAGGATCGCTCTTATCGGCTGCATCTGTGATTATGATTTTCGGGCTGAACGGAGACTGACTACTCAGTTCCGGTATTCCGTATGCTCCGTCACCCAAGAACAGGGAGACATGAACGTCCTTCGTATTTCCGGTTCCGCCACCAGCCGCAGCATCATAGATGAAGCGGTCAGCGTCAGTTCCAAGTGCGTCAGCAGTAATGAAGGCGTTCGTTGTAGTCACGAATTTCGCTCCGTACAAACGTCCCACTTCGCCCTTGTACAACTCTTCTACATTGCTGTATTGAGCTGCATTGAGCCATTCATTTACCTGCATAACGTCACTCAATACTTGAGGACTGCAAACGGCGGCATAGTTGCCACCCTTGGTTGGTTGTGCGCGGTTAACCTTTAGCTGGGTAACAGCATTCAGAACAGCCGCAGCGTCCAGCGTATTGCCGCTGGTGGTAGACTCGAAGGTCGAGTATTCCGTTGATCCGGTTGTTTGCTTCGTGCCGTCCGCATAGATTTCAGTGAGTGAATCACCGTTATCAAGGTTCACCGATGGGTCAGCGTTATATCCGCCTTCCATCGCAGTCGCACCTGAGTTCACGTTATCGCCCACATTGGAACCAACCAATATGTTGCGCGTGATGTTGTCCATGTCGATGGCGGCATCCTGTCCGTTAATCTTGACGCTCTGTTGCAGCGAATTAAATAAATCCGTTGCATTTAGAACATCCGATAACTTGACGATCTGGCCACGTTGAATCAGCGTCTTGCTGATCTTGGTCAACGCAATCGACCTTTCACCCACAGTCGAAGTATCACCTTCAGTGAGTGTGTTAATGTCTGTCGCCTTGGGAGTATCCCAACGAAACATGGAGATGGCTTTATGACCCGACTTCGGTGGAAGTGGAGTCTTTGAGCCGAACTGATCCAGTACCAGTGCTTGTACAGCGTAGGTCAGTAATTTCTTACTGAAGTAATTTTGATACTGGTTGGATAGTGTAGCACTTGTATTCGTTGCCATAACTAATTATTCCTTCCGTCAGTATCCAGACTGACCACAACTATGAAACCGGATTACATCTCGTTATCAAGGTGCATGGCGGCATCAAGCAGGTATTGCTCCTGCGCCTCCATGTCCATATCCTCAAAACTCCTTGCTCCATCCAATTTCTCTGCCGTGAATCCGCCTTGTACCGACGTTTTCTTTTCCAGTTTATTATATTTTTTCTGTAGCTCATCGAACTTAGCAGCAGCCTCCTTGGTGTTGCCCGACTCTAAAGCCAGCTTTGCCATCTGTACTGACAAGTCCAACCCATCAGGGCCAGAAGTCAGTGACGGAAATTGCTGAAGCAAAGACATTGCCTTCTGGGTTATGGGCTTGTTGTTGTCTCTCAAGTCCGGGTTGTTCGCCATCAATTCTTGACGCTTCGCTTCCCAAGCCTGATCGCGCTCGGCCTTGAAGGCGTTCAGCTTTGCCTGTTCACTCGCATTCCTAAGCCTTTCAGCTTGCTTGCGAGAGCTTTCGGCTTGGCTGGTCTTTCCCTCACTGTCAAACGTAACAGCCGCATCCTCATAATCCTCGGCAGTAAACCCGTCCTCATCACGATACCCATTTTGTGCAGCTAGTTGCTGTCGTTGGATTTCCAACTCCTGCCTCTGCTTCTCCAAAAGAGCAGCGTCCTGCTTGTTCTGTTCCTTGGCCTCGTTTACACCAGTCCAAGCCTTGCTCAAGCGAGCCTGATTCTTGGCATACTTGCTCTGCTTTTTCTCGTCGGCAACCTCTTCAGGCTGCTCCTCTGTCAATGAACTACTGTTTCCAGTGTCTTGATCCGGAGGTGGCGATTCCTCGACTTCCTCTTGTTGCGGCTCCGGTGGAGTCTCCTCCGTTTCCGGTTCCGGTTCGGGAAGTATTTCTACTTCCGGTTGTTCCCCCGCTTCAACAGAAGCATCATACTCCTGTGCAGCGGCCAACAGTTGGTCGGCGGTTATATCGCCAGTTTCCTCTGCCATCAAACACTCCTTTGTTTTTGAATGCTGTCCTCGTCCTACCCCCGCATCCAAAGGGGCAAGCCGTGCTGTGGGGTCTTAACTCAACGGACGCTCGACCCCAAACGCATCCGTTGTAAATTCTTCCATTGGCTCTACTTCCCGTGCCAATGCTTCCAGTGTATGCACTGCCGTTCTCATCCCATTGGCATATCCAGCTTCTATTTGCAAGTTCTTTTTATCGCACTGCATAACTACGTGGGAGTTTTGCCGTAAAACCATGTTCAATAATATGGCCCTGAGCTTTGTCCCCGATGTTCCGGTAAGGAATTGTCTCAGCGCATTTGCGTCTGAAGTGTCCCAGCCGGGGTCTTCCACCCAAGGGAGTGTACTAGATAGACGCCAAGCGATGCTAATAAACTTAAAGAATCTCATTAAAAATCTCCCTGCTGCACCACTGCTTCCGTCTCCTCAATGGCTTGAGCTTCCGGTTCGGGAACCTGTCCGGTCATCGCTTGAATCTCCATCTGGTTCTGTTCCTCCTTACTCGGCATGAAACCAAGCTGCACAAGATACTCCTCAACATCTTTCCGCAATGCTCTCGCGTTATTGGTGTCCAGTTCCTCGTAGGCATTTAGGAGTTCGCCCAGTCTTGAGCTGATGGCTTGCTGCCCTTGTGGGCTAACCTGCATACCGCTCTGTCTGGACTTCTCAAGGAACTGCATAATCACCCCGATCCTTACCCGATAATCCTGTCCACCTTCCAGTGGAATCATCTCGCCAATCAACAGCGCAGGAATAATCTTCTTCTCATCAGAAACCTCGTTGCTCTCCTTCTCGTTCGGGTCTTGCACCAACCTCGGAATCAGGGATGGGTCTTCCAGTTCAAGAATGCTCTTGTCCAGTTCAACCTGATTGATCCAAGGCGAGTTCATAAAAAGCTCTTTCCTTTGCACAGCCTTGTTCAGCAGCATCGCCTTGCTAATCATGTCCATGCCGCCACGAGGCTCAATCTGATACTCGTCATGCAACGCAACCGGATCAACCGTTAAGCTGTCCTCAAGGAAACGATACTGCAAGTCCTCTCCATCAAACTGAACCAGAAGCTCCCATGCCTGACGGTATAACGTCCCCAATGCCTGACGGAAAAGTCGCAACCGCAAATCCATGTTTTGCTGTGCTTGGGCATTTATGGACTCAATCTCGGTGGCCGTCCTGCGGTCACTCGAACTCATCATCTGGTTGATGCCGTAATCCGGAACCGTAACACGGTTCTCTGCTACTGACTGCGTTAACTGCAATTCCTTGTCAAAGTCTATCGGAGGTTGCGGCATGGCTACGGGCGCAATTCCGAAAGGTAAAATCTGTCCGGGCTTCATTCTCAGGTTGACTGAGTTTGGTAAATCCCGTTCCGCCCTGAAGAGCGGCTGGTTGAAGAGCGTTCCGCAATCCATACGCTCGTTCCAAACCTTGTTCAAGCTCGCCTCAAATGCACCAAGCATCTCGCACACGCCACGGGGGCTGTACCATCCGCCATCCGTGATCTCGTACTCACACGAAACAAACGGAGGTTGGCCGTGATCGTAAGGAACCTCCATCGTGTCACGCAACTTAATGTCCGGTGACTGCGGGGAGAAAGTTTCAACCTCCCATGTTCCATCCTTTTCTTTCCGGTTATAAACTTCCCAGACAATCACCTGATCCTTGTCGGGACTGTAAGTCAATCCCTCGCGTATCTCACGCTTGTTGCGTAGGTCATTACTAATCCCCTCGTCCTCTGACATCCCACCGCGAATCTGGTCAACGATCTTCTTCGAGTCCTTGTAAATTCCAGCACGCTTATAGGCTGCGAGGCTCATGGGCAGGACATGAGTGAACCTGTCCGCGCTATCCATGCCTTTTGTCCAAGGCGGAACGATGACGTACATCGGGTCAACCGCCTGAAACTCAACACGCTTCTTGTCCGGGTTCCAAAACACCTTCATCACACCGCGCCCACCCATAAGCATATGGTCAATCCAACTCATCACCTCCGGTGCGTAGTTGCTCTTCTCATGTAGCTTGTAGGAAAACCATTGCTCCGCAGCCGAGGTAAAACCTGCAAGCTGGGAGCGCATGGGTACGAACGTGGCCAACACCTCAAGACCCATCGCTTGCTGAAAGAAACCCGGTTTCAGCTTGTTGATGGTTGTGTCTATGAGGGGGAAGTGTGTATCAGCAGCATTCGGCCACGGCTTATGTTTCCGCCGCAATCCGTTATTCCGCATCTGATACCACAAGCCCTGCCGCGTCTCCCATTGGACACGCGACTTGATGTCGTCCAGTACCTCGGTGTAAAGCTCTTCGCTCATTTACGTAATCCATACTTCTTGCCGCCCGCTGCCTTGCGTGGGGCAGATGCCATCTTGCGGCGACCAGCCTTGGTAACTTTACGCTTTAGGCTTTTACGCGCTCCGCGTCTTGCTCCGAGTGATTCGTCTTGCCGTGCCTTGTATCCCTGCTTTTTTGCTGCCATTGGTTTTACCTTTTGTTGATGTTGATTCCTGTTCCCATTTTTTTGCCATTGCTGGCTTGTTAGCGTGCATCCACCTTCTCTGCTTCTTACTCTTAAACGGCATTATCTGCCCCTTCCACGGTTTCGACCACGCGGGGCAACTTTCCCTGCTTTAAGGTCTTCCTTGGTTGGCACAGTAAATCCTTGTGGCGTGACTTCCCCCGCCTTGGTCTTCGGTTGCTTCTCCTTCTTTGCCATTATCTAATTCTGTCCTTCTTGGGAGGGATCATACTTAAAGGTTCGCTTCTTGGGCTTATGCTTCTGTCCCATTTTGCGAACTTCGCCCAACCGCCTTCCTGCTCCTCCGACTGCTCCCGCTCCCGCAACCCCAAGGCCAGCTCCAACAACGTCTCCGAAGAGATTCCATTGTGCGCCTACTTTCTTAGGGGCCTTCTTAGGCTGCGGCCTCTCCGGTTCTCCTCCGTATTTTCTTGGCATAATTATCTGTCCTCCCACTCAGGGAACTCGTTCGGGTAAGGATGTCTGATTCCCATCCCCCTCCAAGCAACCCTCATAAACATCTCAGCACTCAATGCGTGACCAATACACCCATCACATATGACGCTGCTGGTCGCCCGATCTTCAGCAACAATGGAACCCAACTCATCACAGATGGAACATTCCGTCAACCTTGAATCGGTTGGGCCAATGCTTGATTTCACAATCGTAGCCACCATATCAATATCCCATGAACATCCCCTGTGGCAGGGAGTCCTGCTCAAAATTCCTCTGGGCGTCCTCCATGATGTCGTCAAGCGAAGGACGGGTAATGGCGTTGAAATGCTCCCAGCTTCCCCCGATGCCGCCTCCACAAGCAATACAACCCATTACCGCGTCCGCCCTGTCGGGACTGTCCAAACCTCTTGACTTCATGGAGTCCTTACGTTCCAGCCCCAGCTTACCTGTCCGACTGACCTCCGCTCGCCTTGTCACCATCTGCTGGTGCAGCATACTGTCCCCCGGTAAAATTATCTCACGCTTCTCTACAACCCGTGCAGCCGTGTGCCACATCTCCGCACTCCGGTTCGCGTAGCGGTCATCAAACGGCTTCGCGCCGAAGTTAACCCTGTGTATGTCATACCCCGCATCCATCAACGCATCGCACAATGGCAAACCCAGTCCCCCTTCATCAGCATAAATCTCGTCCTGAGTCAAGTTATGTTTTTTGATTAGATTGATTATCTT